GGGAGACGAGGGCGTTGGAGGTAGCCGCGGCGGGGGCGGTGTGAAGCTTGACATCCGCGTCGTTGGACTCGGTGGTGAAGTTGAACATGGAGTTCTGGGTGAGGGTGTTGGAGAAGCACCACACAAGTTCCTTGACTGGGTGATTGTACGAGAGGCGGACCTGCTTGGTGGAACCGGAGTCAACGGTATCAGCGCCAGTGTGCTGGCACTGCTCGATGAGGTACTCGTGACCCTTCTGGGCGAATCGGCGACGCTCCTCGGTGTCAAGGTAGATGTAGTTAGCCCAGACCTTGAAGGTGGAGGTGTCGAGCCACTCATCGAAGTGCGCCGATAAATCGAAATCCAGCCTGACCTCATGATACTGCAATGCAATGAGCGGCAGGTAGAGTCCAGGATTCCTGTTGAAAAAGAAGTATAGGGGCAAATAGACAGTCTTGCCGGAGATACCGGAGGTCATCTTACCGTAGGTAGCCTTCTTCGAGTCATCGAGGTAAAGCTCGGTGTACAGACGCCACCACTTCTGGTACTGCTTGTCAATTCTTTGACCGCCAATCGATAATTCGACGTTGTTGATCGCACGCTCGGCGACCCAGCAGGCACCAGCCTCGTCAATACCGGAGGCCTTGACCTTGAGTTCGACGTACATGTCGCCGACGAGATCACCGTTACGGGCGACGGTGACGGACACGCGGCCGGAGTCAGCGGCAGTACCGTTGACGGTCTGCTCGATGTTCTCCATCGCGAAGTTAGTGTGGCGCTTGTATTTCGCCTGGAAGAAAGTTACTTCGGGGTTGCCAGTCAGATAGACATCCTGGGCTCCGTAGGCGACCAATTGCATAAGACCGCCAGCCATTTTGAGAGTTGTTGTACTATAAGCAGAGAAAATAATTTTGGGTAAATGCGAAATTTCGCGATCCAGAATTTCTCAGTCTACTACAAATGTCCACACAGCCTGATGAAATTGAAGATGGTGAAATTCTGGATACCGAATCTGAGATTGAAATGGAGACTGACAGTATCATAGATCCTGGTGAGGATGAGGAAATTGATTTACCCGAGCTTCTCGGATCTCTGTTCGCGACCGATGAAGGTGACACTGTTTGCAGTGCTCTCGTCGGGATTTCTAGCCAGATCCAAGTCCAAAATAAAATTTTGGTGAAAATTTTAGCTCAACTTCAATCTCTGAAAACTAATTAAAAGAAAAACCTGTATTATCATTAATATGGAAAATACCCACTTCATCGATAAGGAACCCAATAAGTATGAAGCTTTGGCAGAGCTTCATAATCAGCAAATTCGGTCGATGAATGAGGATCAGGGTACACGCCTCTTGTCAAATTTAGAGAATGCGTGGGGACTCCATGAAAAGGACTTTCTTAGTCACCAGATGTTGGGATACAACCAGTACATCTCAATTAATTGCTTCAATGAATATGGAGCTGTATCAATCAATGATATAGATTTGGTAGCTATTAAGACTATCAGAAAAAAGAACCTTGACTTCGCTATTGAGTTAAGGAATCATATGAACAAGTTGAAGAGGGAGAAGATGAAAAATGGTGATACAAAGGATGACGATAGTCTATCTGATGATTTGGGTCTTAGTCTAGATAAGCGTATTGCTAATGTTGTTCTACACATTGAGGATGGATATGAAAATATCCGACGTCACTACATGTCATACGAAAGGGTCAGTACTCCAACTGTTCAACCCCAGTTTCCAAAGTTTTCAGATCCTTCTGCGATGGATGATGAGGAGATTGAAAATGTTTCACCGTATCAGAAATGTCTTCTGTATACTTTAGAAGAGACGTATAAATGTGGATACCGTAGATACAAGGGGCACTGCTGTGAAGAAATTAAGACTATTGAAGGGTATCGAACTAGAGCTTGGAATCCAATTTTCCCTATAGATAAGTTTGTCTATTCAATTGCTCAAAAAGATTCATCATTTACAAACTGGAAAAACTTTACAAGTAAGGGAAGTATTTTCCGTGAAGTTATTGACCATGTTTCCAAATGTAAGGATCAGCAATTTCCTGAAATAAGCAAGAGAAGGCATGTATGGTCGTTCAAAAATGGTCTCTTTGTTGGAAAGGAGTGGATTCCGGATCGTGGTGTATATGAATGTCGCTTCTACCCCTATGAGAGTTCAGACTTTGCATGTCTAGATCCAACTATTGTTTCTTGTAAGTACTTTGATCAACAGTTTGATGATTTCTCACATTTGGAGAGGTGGCAGGATATCCCAACCCCAAACTTTGACAAGGTTCTAAAGTATCAGAAGCTGGAAGATGAAGTATGTAACTGGGCATATGTGATGGGTGGACGTCTCTGTTATGACATCGGTGAGTTAGATTCTTGGCAAATTATCCCTTTCTTCAAGGGTATCGCCAGATCTGGTAAGTCTACGCTAATTACCAAGGTTTTCAAGAAGTTCTATGAAAGTGAGGATGTTGGTGTCCTAGCAAATAACATTGAAAAGAAGTTCGGTCTCTCTGCTATCAAGGATAACTTCATGTTCATTGCACCAGAGATTAAGGCTGATCTTGGTCTTGAACAGGCAGAATTTCAGTCCATCGTTTCAGGAGAAGATGTATCTATTGCTGTGAAGAATAAGACTGCTGTTTCTATCGAGTGGAATGTACCCGGAGTGCTGGGTGGTAACGAGGTTCCAAACTGGAAAGATAATTCTGGCTCTATCCTACGCCGCATCCTTCCCTGGAACTTTACTAAGCAGGTTAGGGAAGCCGATCCCCAGCTAGATGAGAAGCTTAACAGGGAGTTACCCATCATCCTTCTCAAGTGTGTCCGCGGGTACCTTGATTATTCTAACAAATACAGGGATAGAGATATTTGGAACGTTGTTCCGAAGTACTTTGAAGTTATCAAGAAGCAGGTCGCGATGGTTGCGAGTACTCTAACAAACTTCCTAGAGTCTACATCTATCAAGTATGGTGAAGAATTGTGCGTTCCTCAGACCATCTTCGTACAGATGTTCAACCAGCATTGTTCTGCAAACAACCTTGGTAAACCCAAATTTAACCAGGATTTCTACGTAGGACCATTCAGCTCTAGGGATATTGAAGTCCGAGAAGAGGTTGTTAAATACAAGGGAAGGACGTACCCTAAACAACCGGTTATTTTCGGACTTGATGTGATTGAGGAAAGTATCGGGTTCACAGAGGATTATTAAAAAAAATAGTGACCAATAGTAATATGAGCCAGTCGGTTCAAGAATTTGTTCGTCGTTCTGGCGTGGAACTTCAAAGTCCCAATTCTGCGTCAAATTCGAATGACAATTTCGCTCGGCGTCTAGAACGAGACGTCGCTATGATCCAAGAACGAAAAGCTCGTGAAAATAGGATAGCGCAAGGTCAACAGTTCTTCCGTAGCCCTACCCGACCACTTCCTAGACAGGCACGGATCCCCCCCACACTTCAAAAGAATCTTGTAAATAACAAGACATATGGTCGTTTTAAACAGTTTGAGAACTCTCCATTAGCCAACGAATTTGATGACGTCATCTTAAATTCTAATAACGAAAAAATGATTGAAAACCTATTAGCTGAACAGGGAATGATGAACAATAATGAACCTGAAATTAACACCAACCTTCTAGCCAATAATAATTTCGCAAAGGGATTTGGTAATAACCTAAACTATGTTGCCCCTCCACCACCAACTGAACTTCAAGTAAGTAAATTAAACACAGGTATGTACAATGCAATGATTAATAAAGATTTTGGACAGAAGAATGTTCGCATGGAACTTAAACCCTTACTTTCAAAAACACCAGTTGGTAGAACACCGATTGGTGAGGGTCTTTATGTAGACACATCGAAGATTGTTGGCTACTACGGTCAGATGCAAACTGGGCTTGAGCATACAAGGGAATTTGGACTAAAAGGTAATTCTTCCAAGGTTATCAATAAGGTTCAGTTTAAATTTACTATTACTAACGATGTTGAAACAAAGGGAGGAACCCTAGACTTTTACAGAAATGGTAAGATACGCTTCTCGGCTGGTTTCGTTGGTTCTAATATCGCCAATCAAGCTGAACTTTTACGTCGTTTCATGGTCAACACTTATACTGAAAAGCAACCCTTCCTTTACGGTCCATTTGAATATAACAATTTGAGCGCCAAATTTAGGATCAACGGTGTATTTAGAAATATGGGGAGTATTGCTCTCAATTACAAGCAGTATGGGATGAGTAACGCGAGTTATGAACCCGAACTTACCCCATTCCTTTATATTGATACATTTGATTACAAGTTTGTACTTACTAGGAATGGAAACGTCCAAATTTTAGGAACCAAAGATCCAAAAACTCTTCAAAGTGCTTACGAGTTCGGAACAAGATTCGTTAAACAACTCGATAGAAATGGTGAAATTGAAGTCACGGGTGAGTTCAGTGAAGGTCTCAAAAAGACAACCAAGGCAAAGCCCAAAGCCAAGGCCAAGGCCAAGCCTAAGGCAAAGCCCAAAGCCAAGCCTAAGGCCAAGGCGAGTCCCAACAAACTAACCAAAAATCAACTCAATGCTGTTAATGTTGATATGGCTGCGTGCAAACGTATGAGTAGAGGTGAACTCGTAGAATTGGCTAAAAAGTTAGGTATCGTCCAGTTTAGGATAAAGACATCGGATGGCACTAGACAAATGAAAAAGGATGAAATCTGTGAAAAGATCAAAGCCAAGAAGGGTGTTAGAACTGTCACCTACAAAAATACAACCACGGGTAAGAATATAAATCTTAAAAGAGGTGCCAATGGGAGATTCAAGATTGGTCGTGGAAGTTGTATGGGTAAAAAGGTAAAGGAACTCAAAGATATCGCTAAGCTTCTAAAGATCGAACTAACTGGTAAGGAAAAGAAAGCCGATCTGTGTAAGTTGATCGAAAAGGCTAGAAACAACATTGCTAATAAACCTATACGAAAACCACTTTCCCCTAGGGCTCTAAAGCAAAAGGCTACAAATAATAAGAGAGCCGCTAAGGAGGTTGAGAAGAACATGAACCGGGCACTTAAAACAAATAATGTTGAAATGAAGAGAAGGCTCAATGAAAACTCTATCCGAAACGATCTCAATAAACTGTATGGAAAGATGTGGATGAAGAGATACAAACCCAACCTTAATGGAGATGTGAAAACTATTCAAAATAGGATTCGTAACATAAATAAAACCAATAAACTGGGTCTACCCTTCAAACGTGATATAGATAACATCAAAAAGAGACTTGTCGCACAATGGAAGAGGGAGCGTGTCCGTGATATGGAAAAGAAGCTCGTCAATATTAACGGAGTTAAGAATAATATGAGGAATAGGTACCGCCTCGCAGCTGTTAACTACATCATGAACCTCAAAAATCAGAAAAAGTCTATAACGGCTTCTAAATTGGCTCAATTTAAGAAAAACTGGTTAAAGCGTATAGCTAATATTACTAATAATGGTCGTCCGAGAGGAATTAACCGAGCGGTTAAAGCTCGGGTTGAAACGTTATAATCATGGAGTACGAGTCGATGATGATACCCAAACGTGGGGCACACCAAAAGATTCATGGATGGAAATGGCCAAAGAAGAACTTTTAGACGCTATTATTTACACTATAGCAGATTACATTAGAAATGTTAGGAGTGAGGGAGAACGCGCACCCCTCAGTTTTCGTAAAAATGATGAGTCTGATGATAACAAACTAATCATGTCTATAGTTGATGACTGGGAATATGTTGAAAGTCCACAACATAAAATGCTTCTATGGAATCTCTTCAAGATGTTGAACAGTGATATATTTAGAAGTGGAGTTTAAATATACACACAATACCGCGACACCTATTTGATATACGGCTGTACCCCACATATCAATTACCATAAGCGGAACAATTGTGAAACTAGATAGAATTCCATGAACCACTATCTGGTATGAAGCATATGACCACCCCGTGACTACCGACACTAACGTCATGAACATGAGACACATGTTAACAATGTCTATAATTCTAAAAAACCATGTTATCATGAATAAACTTATGTAAAATAATATACATGTCATAATCTTCCCCTTCTCACAAAAAGCGAGCCCAGTTATACGAATTCTCGTTCGTGTAGCAGGTGGTTCTGGTGGTGGTTCCGGTGCTGGAACCTCTTGGTTAAACGCTATCGCCACAGAACCATCTGGTGCCTCTACAACCAGATGTCTGGATTTATCCATGGATATTAAGGACATTTAATCTTTAGATTAATACTTTTTTTAGGTTCCGCTATTTGCTTTAAGTGTATCGTGTGGTACGAGAAGTTATATTTTGGGAACGCTTCTTTTATTTTATTAGAAAGTACTGTAGCTGGGACTATTTGTGTTATACCTAGACACACTGAATCTTTTTCGTATTGGAGAAAACGATCCTCCATATATACAAATTTATCTAACTCTTCCTTGGTCATACCATCCTTGTGCATCAATACATAAGTATCTTTAGATATACCATTACTTATGTAGAAGAATTCCGATATATCAACTTCATCAGATATTTTACGTTTTTCAAAAAGAAAAAATAAAAGGACAATAGCTATGACCAAGTATAGCATGTTACTACTACATTAGATTAATTTTGAGAGATCATTAACTTTGTGGAGAATATTGAACAGATCATTGTATGAACCCACATCACTGGGTTTAACGATTTCAAGCTCAATCTGATATGATGAGGCATCCTCAGAGTCCATGTCAACGCTGTCACCGGAAGATACTGTCATGTCAATGCTTAGGTTCTTACGAATGAAGGACTGGCGGTACTTGGATCTCTTGCGATCCATGTCATAAGATCCATGGGTAGGGATTTCCCTAGAGATACTGAAACGAACGTCTAGGGGTTCAGACTTGAAGTCCTCTTTGACAACTTTGATTTTTTGAATCATGACCTGTTCACCAGTATCTTCGTCAGATGAAATACGAATTCCATTCGTGTCGTCATAAAATACATCAGTTGTAGTTGTTTTTGTACTTTCCCAACCGTTGTACTTCTTGAGACCTTTCATTACGCGATCAAAAGTCTCTTTTCCAACGTTTGTATCAAATAGGGAGCCATTGTGCTTTCCGAGACGAATCTCTACTTCGATGTGTTCCTCATTCTTGTGAGTCTCAAACACATCCTTGATTTTTTCGGTGATAGATTTGGTATCCATTTTACTTAACATTTACTACACGCGCCTTTTACTTAAGCCTTTTTTATGCATAAAGTTTAATGAAAGGTTTTGACAATAATGGGAACACCTGTTATTTCAACACGGCTGTTCAATGCCTGTTGTACATCCCGGTACTGAGCAATCTATTTTTAAGGTGCCCATACGAAGGTGATTGTGAATTCACACAATGTTACTCCAACCTAGTTAAATCATATTGGACTAAGGGACAAGATAGTGTCAACATCAGTACACTCTTAGAACATTTCCGAACCAAGTTCCCAAGATTCAAATCCCGAGAACAACATGACGTTCAGGAAGCTATTTTGTGTATCATAGATATTCTAGAGGTTTCTAAACCAGAAATTAAAGAGTGGTTCTACGGGAAGAAGAAGCAAGAAATCATATGGCCCGGTGGGAAGTCATCGAATGAGGAAACGTTCAGTGTTCATTTGATCACATCCTATGGTAAAAATATGGAAACAATGTTGCTAAAAAGTACTGACTGGAATACGATAGAAAATTTCGAGGATAACGATGGGAAGGTACATCATGTGGCTACGAGTCGTTCAGTATTTTCAAAGTTACCACAAGTCCTAATGATTTCATTTGATAGTAAGAGTCATATTAAAATTATAGAAAATCTACTTATTCAAGACTATGAATATAATCTCATCTCAGCGGCTCTGCATGTTGGTCACCAAAATGATGGTCACTATGTGAGTTTTGTAAAACGACGAAATAAATGGAATTTAATAGATGACGAAACCATAAAAGAACACGAACTACCCGAAGAAGGTGGATTCTACTTTATGGTCTACAATCTAAAAACTCCTTCATCTTAATGTTTTCTTTGATGTTCACTATAGTTCTGTAAAATGTTCGGCGGTTGTTAGGGTGCGTTTTATCGTAACGCCTTTTTAGGGGCTTCCACCACATTGGCTCATCCCAACCCATATACATACATTCAACAATAGCTCCATCCTCAAACCAGGAATGGTCTTCAACCTTGTCGTGTGGAATTTCTGACTCAAACATGAGTTTACCCCTTTCTTGTACATACAATCTCCACCTGGGTGGACCGGGTGTATAACCAGGTGTTTCTCGGGTGGGTTCCCATTTCATCATAAAGTCAACCGTGTTCTTAATTTGAGGTTTCCATTTAAACATTGTCTCGTGGGTTCCAATCCTAATCGGGTCATTTATCGGTGTAAAAACAAGTCCATCAACCTCTTGTTTCACATTTGGAAGATATTCATCCATAAAATCCTTAAAGTCTTTCATGTGATGAAACTCTTTCATCTGAAGGCGGTACTTATCCATCTTCATGTAAATGATTGGTTCAATTACACCAAACTTTGCATATCCAAGCCGATCCAATAGATTTGCATTCCACACAGTCTTTCCGCATACGAGAACAGCATCATATACCATGAGTGTATTCTCATACAACTCGCCATCCAAGATCGTTCCGTCATACACACTCTTTTTTAGATTGAGTGAGACTTCGAACATGTTGAATGCCCGATTCACAAAGAGACATTTCTTCTTCCCCTCAAACATCAAAGCAACCATCATATGCCTCTCTCCATCCGTTTTTTCACAAACAACATATTGACCACCCTTTACGATTGGGAAGTGCTTGTATTCAATAGATACCGGTTGAGGCCCAGGGAAATAATCCTTGCTACCCCAAGTTTTATGAATAAATCCGACAACATATTTGTAAAGCGGGGATTCCGGCTTTATAGACATGTTTTATAGTGTTGTAAAAACTTTAAGATACTTTCACACCAGCAGCGTTTAGGATATTACTTAAGCATTCATGTGTGTAAGTCATGGTTAACTTAGCTGCTGTAAATGCATAAACTCGCACTCCGTCACCAATAAACTTTTCAAAAAACTTGGGTGAAATCTTCCAACCAGATTTTTTAGAAACATTTTTAGTATTTAGAAACCAAGCTTTTGATTGAGTAGACGTGACGTGGTAGATATCTTTGGAAACTTTCTTTCCTATCTCAGTGTCAAAATCTAAACCCATTTGGGACGCAGGTTCACTCGACCCTTCTCGTACCTTCGTCTTAAACTGATCCCAATTGATACCCTCTTTGACACCTGGGAAAACGAGGCATCCCACGTGTTCATGGGGTTCAAAGCACTGATCGAGAGATCCATCATCTACACCAATCCCAAAATCTATGAAGATAATACGATCACAAGTCTTCATATATTTCTGGATAGCCTCAGCCTTTTTGTAAGGATCGTCATCAACGTACGTAATCTCATTGTTGTAATTTTTTTGAAGACATCGCATATTTAACCTTAGGACGGAATGAAGTGTTTTAACATGACACGCCTTTGACCTCACGACTAGAATCGTGACGATCTTCATATAATTCGTATTGGAGTCTATCCCTTAAGCCTATCATTTAGACATCCCGAGAATGGTAAATTGCCTACATGTCCTAGGGTTGTATTGACATCGGCGTAAATTTTACCATCGGCTTGTTGCCAACGACGACA